GTAAACAGCATCCGTTCGGATTCCTGCATTAGCACTGATGGTGCTATCCCTGTTTCACAAGCTAAGGCTGCAATAAAGAGGTGGGAGCTTTTTTCTCCCAGCCCCTTTATGCCTTTACTTTTGGGTCTGTATCGTCACCCTCGATGTTTTCAAGGGTGTCAACAAAGTCCTCAAAGCTCTTGTCAGTTTGCTTCTTACGGCGTAGGGCGTTCCAAACAATGTAGGCAAGGTAAGTTAGGCGTGGGTCTTTCTGAATCGTTGTTACTGCCACATTGAACTTATCCTCGAAAGCGATAAAGTCCGGTGTGCCACAAACAACTGATTCCTTAGAACCATCAACAAACTCAACTTTGAAAGGGATTTGCATGGCTCTACGCTGTTGCTCTGGTCAATGCTCCCGATAGCGGCCACGATACGGATAGTGTTGCTAGATCTCCGACTGTGGAAGCGTAGGGGGTGTACTGGGTTACAAGGAAAGTTCCTGTGTAGCTAGGGTTAGTGGCTGTTACAGTTCCCGAAGTTGGGACAACAACAACAGTTGCGTTAGTTCCTAGTAGAGGCCATAGAGTTGCATCAATAGAGCCAGCTCCGAAGTCCTGGTGGAACTCTAGGGTGATTGATCCAGACTTTAGTCCGGCAATCCTAGTGCGCCACTCAGAGCCAAAGGCTGTGGTTTCCTGCTCATCTATTTCGATTGGTAGTTCAACAGATGCCAGCGAAGTGCTGAGGTTGGTTCCGTTGATTGTGACTTTATAGTCGGTTGCGACAAACTTTGCCAATTTATTTTCTCCTAATCGGCATACACTTCAACAGCAAATTCCGCTGCTAAGTATGTGCCATCATTCATCTGGATGGGTGTGTAATTTCTCATTTCAGACACTCGGCAATCATAGGCATTACCACCAAGTGTCTTATCTGATTCTACTGCGTTCTTGATACTTGAGGTGCCTGTGCTTGAGCAGTAAGCATCTAGTGTCCGTTGTGCAGTTCTTTCATCAGCCCTACCGACAATGACCACCACAGCAAAGCCGTACTGAGTCATTCCCTTTGCGAACGCCTGGTTGTAGTCAATGGTTGTTGGCCTGACTAGGGCAATCGGTGGGTTGGGATTATCTGGCATTTCAGGGCTAGTTCTAAGCCCAGTTATTGTGCCAAGGTTGGTGGCGATAGCGGTTCTTAGAGCTGTGATGCTTGCCACTATGCAAACCTAATTCTGCGGTATGGGCCAACTAGCTGTGCGACATCTGGGTCAAGTTGGTTGCTGACTCGCATGATTCCGATGTCAGAAATACCTGCAACACCAAGAGGGCTGTCTAGTCGCTTGTAGATTCGGCTGGACTGAATGACACAAGCCTGAGTTACAGCGATTGGGACTGCTGACCATCCCCAAGTTCCTGTGACCTCGACAGTTGCTTCACCTTCCCATTGGGTAAACAAGTAATCGCCAACAGCTCTGATGTGAGTGTATGAGGTAGGCAATCCGTCAACTCTGCCGTTTAGGGGTTCGAGCTGGTAATCGTTAGCTGTCCAAGTTTGGTCAAAGCTACCATCATCATCTGACTTGGTTCTTAGTTGAGTAAGAGTAATTAGATCGTCAATCTCAACTTGTAGGTAATCCATTGGAGTAAAGATTCGAGTAGCTGTGCCAGTAGCAGAAAAGCTGCGGTTGGTGTATCCGTCAATCGCACGAGAGCCTGACTCAATAGCCATCTCTAGCAGGGTGTCATCAACTGTGTCTGTGATTCTTAGTGCTGCCTTGACTTGAGTAAGTGAGGCATAGCCTTGGGTGATTGCCATAATGTTCTCTATTCTATCTCTTGAAAAGAATACGCTCTGGGTCACTCCCAGCCGTTGTTGCGCCTTATTTCTAGTGACCAATCACCAGCGGTGTAGTCGTTACTGTCCATCTTAGACTGATAGTGTTTCTCGTTACTTCTAAAGGTCTTGGCGTTCTTATCCATGTACCCAGCCTTGATGGTTGAGCTATTGTCATGTTTGACCTCGATGTCCAAGAGCCTAATGTTCACACCGACAAACTCAGCCCTGCGAGAGTAATCGTTGTCCTCAAAGTAGGCAGGGAATAGTGACTCATCAAACAGCCCGATGTCATTGACTGCCTCATCGCCCAAAGCAAAGGCTTGCCAGTGAGGTGCTGCACCTGTCAGGGTTATCTCATCTCTGCGAGCCTGTGAGAGTTGCTCCAAAGCGCCAGGCTCAAACACCACATCGTTAGAAACTATGCACCAGCGGTGAGCGTAAGGGAAGGACTTGATGCCTAGATTCCACGATCCTGATACGCCGAGATTGGCTGGCATTGGTAAGTGTGTGACCTTCTTGAAGTTATCGCTGAGGTCAAGGATTAGCTTTGGCTGGTGGCTTGCTCCGTTGTCAATTATCAGCAGATGGTCAACTGTGACATCCACGCTATCGAGCATCCGTTGAAGTAGGTCATAGCGATTCAGCACCGGCACAATCAGATTCTCTAGCTCACCAGGCATTGGGCATCCCTAGAGTGTTGCTATGCCCTGTGTGATAAATCCAAGTAACCTCTGGGCTGACTGCAAACTTAGCACCAGCCGCCGCTAGTCTTTTGACGATAAGGAAGTCCTCGCCTATTCTGTTGCCCTGATCGTCACGCTCATAGCTCAAAGGGTCAAAGCCAGTAGAGTGACCACCGACATCTAATAACAGTTCTCTCTTAGCCATAAACACGCCAGTCATCTGTCTAGGGTTTTGATTGTCAAAGGGTAAGCCCCTAAATCGTTCTAGGTGTCCTGCGTCACTTAGACCTGAATACTTGAAGTGTGTAAATCCGATGTCTGCATCTTGACTTGTTACTAAGTCCGACATTGTTTCTAGGTGATGAGGCAACAGCTCGTCATCGTCTGCCAAAATAGCAACCCAATCTGTGCTGGCTTGCTTTATTATCTTGTCCAGCATGACAGGTGCGCCTTCTCTGTGAACATCAACCATGATTAGGTGAGCTGCTGGTTTGACTGTTTGCTCTGCTACTGACCTGATGGAACGAGATAGCAGTTCGCCTCTAGGCGGAATTGTTGGTGTGCAGACAGTTACTTCAAGTCCCAAACCACTTCTCCCAATCCGTTGCCCACTATTACAGTTCCACCTTCTAGGTGTTTGGTTGATTCTGCAAGTCTTAGGTGAGGCATAAAGGCTTTTGGAACTGCCCAAATCTTGACACCATCCTCTTGTAATCTGCAAGATAATCGGTAATCAGACTGATAGCCAGGATCACCAACACAGTCAAAGGGATACTTGAGCCACATCTCTCTTGACATAAAGGTCATTGCAAAGCCTGTAAACCAGCTAGGGTAAAGACCTTTGTGGCTGTCAACCTCGGCCTTAGTTGGAAAGTCATAGCACTCTAGCGATGCGTTGTCTTGGATTACAAGTGGCTGGCGAGATAGGTTTACTTCCTCTTTACCTTCATCCATGTTGCAATATCCGGTGTAAACGCTGGATGGCTCAAAGGCTTTGAGTATTAGGTCAAGTGCCTTTTGGTCTGGTATTGTGTCATCGCTTAGTAAGCCAATAACATTGTGGTCAGTAGAGCTAATCACATCAGAGATTACTTGAATTAGCTCTCTCTCTGAATAGTGCTTTAGCCAAACCTTATCTATCTGTAATGACTCAAGGGCTTCCATGCAGACTGGTATCTTGCGTGGATTCATAATCATCAGCAGGGGTTTCATTTGAGCAACTTTCTAAGTATCGGCATCCAATAAGTATCCCAGACCTTCTCAACATCAAACTGGCTGGCAAAGTCAATGGCTACCTGTGATGGGCCACGCTCGGCCTTGTACGCTTCCTCAAGCGCATTAACCAAGCTCGACACGCTAGGGGTCTGCCACCAAGCATCTTGCCCTGAGTCCCAAGTTAGCTGTCCATCGGTAAGCCATGAGTCCTCGCTAATTAGGTCAGGGGTTGCTGCCCAGTTCGAGCCGATGACTCTAGTGCCACAAGCCTGAGCTTCAAGACTAGGAACCCCAAAGCCCTCACCCAAGCTAGGTGCTAGTAAGACATCCATGCGTGAGTAGAGTGCGGCTAGGTCTTTTTGAGCTAGTCCAAAGCGGTAGTCATTCGGGTTAGGAAAGATTACCTGATCCTTTCTAATTCCTGTCGAGTTGAGGATGTTTAGCAAGTTCCACCCACCAGCTTGACCAACTGCGTCTGTGTGGAGATACAGCACAGCGTCAGGGTGAGCCTTAGCAAACAAGCTGAAAGCCAAGATGAGTTCTCCATAGGCTTTGCGGTGAACTAGACCTGATGCCTTGTTAGCGGCAACAACTCCAACAACAAAGTTATCTGGCTCTAGTCCCATGTAGGCGTTTATCTCATGTCTGCCTATCTTGGTTGTTGGCTTGTAAACCTTGGTGTCTATTGCGTGAGGTGCGTACTCACACTCA